GTTCTGGCTGTCAGGCAGAACAATGGTTTTGCCGTTCATTTCACCACCATGCGGTACAGAAACTTCCCGCCCTTGTGTCGGCAGTTGATCGTGTGAGAGCCGTTCTTTGGCTGCCTAAGCTCAGAAACCGCCGAGTTAACGGCGCACACGTTGGCCTTCTGGCATATCTCAAGCGTGCTGAATTCGTGACCCTTTCTGAGCAGGCTGTAGACTCGTTGGAGCCTCGGACTTGTTTTGAGCGATGCTGCATTCATGTTTTGCCCTCTTGTTGGAAGTGGTTAATGGAATGCAATCGCGCCACCATCGGACGCCAGCCTTACGGCAGAATGCCAATTCTGGTAACGCTGCCAGAAATACTCATCCAGCTTTTGAGCGGCTTCAGCGTATTGCTCAAAGTCGGCCAACAACTTTTTGCATACCGTTGCGCCGATATATCCTTCGCAATCGCTATAACAAATAAGCTCCCAGAATGGGCCTTCTGTAACTTCCCATGCGCCTGCATCGTGTCTATGTTCTATAGCCTTTGTAAAGTGTGATTCGTAAGCGGTTAGTGGATAGCCAGCCAATTTAGCGAGCCTTTCTCTCCATCCGTTATATCGGCCATACCCCATCGAAATGTTAACATCATGATTGGCTTCAACGTCATACTTGTAAGCCTTGCAATCAATCAATGGCAGCTCTCTACCTTCAAAATCAGGATTCGCATATACCTTAACCCAGTTTTCATCGTATTTAAGCTCGCCTTCATCATCGAAGGCTTCGTTACCATTTGCCATGACCATCTTTGTGTAAACATTAATATCTAAGCCCATAATTATTCCTTTGGTTTTAACTGCACGTAAATACGGTAGCGCCTATAATGAGCGCACTGCACTAATCTACAAATAATAGCCTTTATGCACAGATACAAAATTCCTATACATAAAAGCCAAGTTATCAGATTTAATCGACTCTCTAATACGAGTACGCATATCCTCTGTACTCTCCCGTTTAAACATCTTTAGGACTATGGTGCGGATAAGGTTCATGGCTTATTCCTTTCTGCGATCATTCCATCGGCGTATTCGTAAGATGATTTGCAAGCAGCTTCAATAACATCCATGCCATTTTCTTTTGCTAATTTGTAAAGCTCAATCATCTGTTGATTATTGCCTACTATTGATTGCATAGCCTTAGCTGCAAAGTAATCACGCAATGTCATCCCTGAAAGATGTGGTAATGGTGACCTATTCCAATTCCCATCAATAGAATGCATTACTGGAAACGCCGCCCCGCCTGTATCTTTATTCACCTGTAAACCTCCATACATGATTCCCACGTTTGAGTAGAACTACACTGATGTATCAGCATACCGTTAAGCACTCCTATTACAGCCAGGATAAGGAGTAGGATGATTAGGGGTAGTTTAGGCATGGCTATTCAGATTCAATCCGAATGTTTACCCGCTGACCAAGTTCGTTTTCTTCATCCATACACCACACAATCTCAGTTACTTTTCCATATCTTTCACCAGAAAATCGAACTGTGTCTCCAATTGAAGGGATACTCTCCATTCTTTTTTGAATTGCTTTCTTGTCATCTAAAAAACCATGAACATGAAACATCACTATCCTCTCAATACGGTAATAAATAACGAGCAACTATGCTTGTTTAGCCATTTGACGCATACGGCGCTGGCATTCACGTGGACTGTTACGGTTGCCGCTGTGATCGGTAACTTTGTAATTGCTACGGAATCGCTCAATAATTCTTTTTCCATTGTATGGACTAAAAATCATAAGTACGCCATGCGGGTAAAATGTTGCTTTGGTAATTGCCATTTCAATCTCCTATCAAATGACGCTACAAACGGGTAGCGCGTACCGTAAACTTAATTAACCTAATCTAACTAAAACGCCTTTAGCAACGCTGGTAAAAACAATATCCCAAACACACATACTACGATTACACCCATAAACACATCTTCAGCTAGTGATGGCTTGTATGGCTTAGGGTCGATATGCTGATGGCACTTTGGATTCTGGTGGCGCATGTTAATGATTGTTTTGTTCATGGTTTATTATCTCCACTAGTTTTAGCAATTTTTGCTGCAATCATTGATATGTGTGCATCTTCATCTCTAAAATGCAAATGAAAGAGACCTGTGCGATTGTCATGAGTAACTTTTTCAATATGCGGCACATTGCCAGAAAGATATACCTTGCTAAACCATGCCTGAGAAATAATCACCATCATGTCAGCATTTACTACCATTTTATTATCGCTACCTTTCATCTTCATTCCCCTGTGTGTTTGTTGATAGTGAGTGGTTAAGCGTATAAGTTTTCTAAATATTCTATGCGCTGTTTCAATGCGACTATTTCAGTGTGTTGCTCTGCAATTCTTTTTTCCATAAACTTTTCAGCAGACCTCGCAGGTAAATGGATGCGGCATATAACCGTTCTATTTTTATCTATGTACTTCGGCCACCTTATTATTGCGTGTTCTCTATTTATTCCATCTATTGCACTGCGCTCAACATCAGCATAGTCCCAGCACTCTTTCATTTGGAAAACTCTTTCATCATGTCGCGGGTTAATGGTTGTGTTGTGCCAAAATCATCCTCTTGAGATTGACCATAGCGCACACGCACTCCAAATGTTTCATCAAGCAGCAAATTAAAATACTTGCGAGTTCTATACATTTTCATCTCCAGTTAGGTAAGTGCTGCTGATGTAGTGATTTTACCGATTCAATTCTTAATGTCAATACATTCAGTAAAATATATTTAGGGGTTAGTATCTTGTATTTAAGAATCAACCTGCTATAATCCTATAGAAGTTAACAAGGAGTAATAATGGAAACAATGACTGAATATGTAATTCGCAAGCTGCAAGAGCCTGGTATCAAGATTGCTGGCGTAGCTGAAGCGCTTAATATTAATCGCTCTAAGATATATCGTCTAATTCGAGACAAAGACGGCACAGCTAGTGTTGTACAGAAACTTAACGACTACTTTAAAGCATTGGCTGATTGATAATGAACAACGAACAAATATGGGATTTAGTCCGAGCAAGTTTTCATAAAGAAACTTACATGGAGATGACTGATGATGAAGTCATTTATTTTTTTAACTCAGTATTAGAAGTCGCCGCTACAGCTTGCGATAATTGCAGCAATGGTGGCTCATTGGATATTGTATGTAAGGCTTTTGGCGAAACTGTCAGGAAGCTTAAAGCAGCCCATTAACACAAGAGAATGAGATATGCCAAAAATAACCATAACTCACGATGAAACAATTACACCTCAATCAGCACTATCAATGGTAAAGCGTGTGATTGATGCTGGCCTAATTAGCACAGGTCGATATGGTGAACAGTATTGCTTTGCAACTACCTTTAACCGTGTTGGCAATGATGATGAACTATCCGTATATGCTAGCAAGACTAAAAACGGTACGCATACTTTCAGGATATTTTGACACAGGAGAATGAATCATGAGTGAATGGATAAAAGTTGAGGATGGATTGCCAGATGAAGATAAATCAATCTACTTTTACAACGGAATTCGAGTTGCTAATGGGCATTACTCCATGTGTTACGACTATGAAAAGTATGATGCTGAATCAGATACATTTCCATATTCTACGCAGTTTCAAGAATATAACGCTGGCTATGATGGAGATAGTGCACCAGTGTATAACGTCACTCATTGGCAATATGAAGTTATACCAGAGCCGCCTAAGTAACATTAGCTCTCTAGTCTCATAACCGCGCTACACGTTGAAAGGAAATATATGATTTACAGTGACATTTATACTAGGCTTCCAATTAATCAGACGGCAAAAAATGTTATCAGTCAGGCTAATGCGATGCCAGATAAAGAGCTGTCAAGAGATGAGCTGGTGCATATTCTTGACCTGCTTAAAAGAAAGCACAAACTGCTTAAATCTATATTAGGTATCAAGTCTAGGGCTGCACACAAAAACATGATGTACAGATATAACAAGTTTAGCAGGAAAGTTGGTGGCGCAAAACAGCCTAGGGCATTAGCTGAGTATGTCAGGATAGGCATTGAGATACAGCGCATGCAAAACATTGTTGTTGGCAGAAATGCCGAATGGCGCATACCTTTTCTTGAAAAAGCAAGCCAGAACCTACCATAATCAAGTGCAGTAAATAGTTTGCACAGGTAATTAAATTTAATATATAGTTTTACTTATCGGAAGTGATTAGCCGATTTTACCTAAAGGACGTATCAAATGTTATCCAGTTTCTTTTCAAAGCCAGAGTCAATCCCATTGCGTTTGCGTCCTTACGCTGTGAGATTTGTTGCGCCTAATCAACGCAGCCTGGCGCTGAAAGGGAATTGATATGACCGACCAAACAAAACTCAATGAAGCCATCCGCCTAGCCCGTAAGATACCTCTAGGACGCGATAAGACACCTCGTAAGCGTGAAGCTGTGCATGCATGGGTTAAAGCTGTTAAAGAGGCTCTCGCATCATGAAAATAATAGGATTCATGAACGGATGGGCAATAGCACCTCATTGCTGGAGAAACTATTTGTTTTTAAAGCCGATTAGGTTTGACAGAGCAACCGAATGGCATTCAATAAGCATTTTCGGCTTTGCAGTGTTTTTTGAGAATTAATAATGGCTAATCCTTGGTTCCGTATGTATGCAGAATTTGCGCATGACCAAAAAGTACAGATGCTTTCAGAAGCTGACCAGCGAAGACTCTTAATGCTTTTCTGTCTACGTTGTAACGGTTGTGTAACGTTACTAGATGAAGAAGTAACGTTTCAGTTAAGAATAAGTAATGAATCATGGCAGACAACTAAGACAGTTTTTATAAGCCGTGGATTTATTAATGAGCATAACGAAGTCCTGAATTGGGACAAACGTCAGTTCACATCAGACACCTCTAAAAACCGTGTGGCAGCTTATCGTGAGAGGAAAAGACAAGTTAGTAACGATGCTGTAACGTTACAAGTAACAAAAAGTAACGCTGTAGAACAGAACAGAACAGAACAGAATATAAATACACCGCGCATAAATGCGCTGGATGAATCTTTTGAAAAATTTTGGATTGCTTACCCAAAAAAGAAAGCGAAAGATGCTGCATTGAAAGCTTGGAAAAAAACAAAGCCTAGTCTAGATGAAATACTACAAGCATTGTCTTGGCAAAAAATTTCCATTGAATGGAAAAAAGATAACGGTCAGTTTATCCCATATCCTGCTAGCTACTTAAATGCTGGCGCTTGGAAAGATGAGCCTTTACAAAATAAAACAAGAGGCTTGCAATTATGATAATTAAACCTAAAGACCTGATAGTTGAAATATCCACTCTGTACAACAAAAAGCAAGAGATGGGATTTTCTACTGGTTGGGATGAAATGGATGAATACTTTACCGTTCGCCCTAGTGAGTTTACGGTGATTACTGGCATGCCTTCACATGGCAAGTCTGAATGGCTTGATTGCTTAACTGTTCAGTTAGCCATGATGTGGAATTTCAGGGTTGCGATATTTTCACCAGAAAATCACCCGCTAGAGATGCACCTTGCGAAAATCCTTGAGAAGTTCACACAAGAGAAATTCTTTGGTGATAGACGTATGCCACAAGAAACCATGCTAGCAGCGATTGAGCTGGTCAATAAGCACTTTGCCTTCGTAGTCCCTGACAATGAGGAATTTACGCCTCGTAACGTGATGCAAGAGGCTATGCCTTGGCTAGATATGTCGTCTATTCAACCAAAGGCTATGATAATTGACCCGTGGAATGAAATGGACCACTTTAGACCATCAAACCTTAGCGAAACAGAATACATATCGAAAACATTAACTGAGCTGCGCCGAATATCTCGGGAGTACAAGGTGCATTTGTTTTTGGTAGCTCATCCTAAGATGCTAAACAAGGATAAAGAAGGCAATTACCCTGTACCTAGGCCTTACGATATTAGTGGTTCTGCTCACTGGTATAACAAAGCTGATAACTGTATCGCTGTATGGCGTGATGTTGTAAATGCGCCGGACAAGGTTGATGTGCATATCCAGAAAGTAAGATTCAAGACTACTGGAAAGCCTGGAATGGTGACGTTTAGATATAACTCTGACAAATCAAGTTACGAAAACCCAAGAGAAGCATTTTATAACGCAGGTTACAAGGACTAATCATGAGACTTAACAGAATGCCACAAGCACTAATTGATAGACTTAACGAAATTCTAGAATATTGCGTTATCCCGAGAACACGGCAAGATTTAAAAGACCACTTCAAGGTATCCGGCGCAACTGTCAGCTATTGGCAAAAGATACTCGTTGGAACTGAAACAACGCCACGCTATTTGAAGGTTAAGGAACGCGCTGTAAGACACGCAGTCGCTGGCAATTGGCTGAATCAAGTAACTACTATGAACTACCCATTTGTGCCGCCAGAAACAGAGCGCGAACGCCATGCCAATACCTATGCGCTAATGGTAGAAAGCCCATTCCTAAGGAATATGTTTGGATTTACTGATTACTTGCCAGACCCAGAAGCAGGTGATACGCATGCCGAGGACAAAGCACAAGTGCCTATGCCCAGAGTTCGTGTGCATCAAAGGGTGTATATCAGCGGTTCAACATTAAGCAGTGCTATTTAAGGGGAATGTGATGAATTCTCATAAATACAATTACAAATGGAAATTAAAAGATTTCGATTTTAAAAAAAATAGAGGCACTGTTTTTTCTTGCTTTGCATGTGGTGGCGGCTCAACTATGGGTTACAAGCTTTCAGGTTTTGATGTTATAGGCTGCAATGAGATAGACGAACGCATGATTAGCATCTATAGAAATAATCACAATCCGAAGTTTTCATATCATGAGCCAATACAAACTTTTAAACTTAGAAAAGACTTGCCGGCAGAATTGTACAAACTAGATATATTAGATGGATCGCCGCCATGTAGTAGTTTTTCTATGGCTGGATTGAGAGAATATGCATGGGGTAAAGAAAAAATGTTTAGAGAAGGGCAAGCTGAACAAGTTTTAGATACACTTTTTTTTGATTTTATAGACTTAGCTAAAAAGCTACAACCTAAAGTAGTAGTTGCTGAAAACGTCGAAGGTTTATTGCTTGGCGAGGCAAAGTCATACGTTTTAAAAATATATCTTGAGTTTGAGAAGGCTGGTTACTATGTACAGCATTGGCTATTAGATGCTTCTAAAATGGGCGTGCCTCAAAAGCGTAAGCGTGTATTCTTTATTGCTTTACGCAATGATTTAGCTGGTCAATTTTTGGATTCAATTGATCTATTCACAATAGCACCTAAGATTAATTTACAATTTTATGAGAATGAGATTCCCATAAAAGAATTTGTAAAAGGAATACAGAAAAAAGACACTCAAAACTATTCAGAAACAAGATTCGGTGATGTTATGTTAGATATAAACAAGGCAAGCAATACTATTGCTACTGATATTAATAGATATTGGCTTGATGAAAATACATTAATTGATGATGACAGTAAAAAGTTAATAGGTAGTTATCCATTAGATTACGACTTTGGAAAAGAGAACTGTCAATATGTTATTGGCATGAGTGTACCTCCTGTAATGACAGCGCAAGTAGCAGATAGAATTTACGATTACTGGTTAAGTAAATTATGACCCGCCCATCCTATCAATCCCGCACCATACTCATTACAAGTGAGCTAATTCGTGAAAGTGCAATTCAGCTTATCCGCAACCTGCCATTAGACTTAATCAAGCCTATACAGGTCAAGATAGGGGAGGCAGACCGTGCAAGAGGTTTAGACGCTAATGGTTTAATGTGGCTTAGGCTCGCTGAAATAGCTGAACAAGGATGGATACAAGGCCGCCAATACAATGCAGACGTATGGCATCAATATTGTCGCAGGAATATCATGCCTAACGAGATAACGCTAAAAGACGGCACAGTGCGCTCCAAGTGGATAGAATCGCCTGATGGAGTAATGGAAACAGTATCCACAACACAACTTGAAAAGACCTGCTTCTCAGAGTACATTAGAGCAATCGAAGTATTTGCAACTCAGGAGCTTGGTTGTCAACTGAGCGCTAATCCACGGGGAAATAAATAATGAGCGATATTAAAGCTGGTGACTTGGTGATGGTGGTTAAACCTAAACCTTGTTGTGGACGGACAGGGGCTATTGGGCGTACTTATACAGTTTCATTAATTGAGACGTGTGAAGCTGGATGTGGAGCCTGTGGAAAATCTTTGAGAATTACAATGGTTTCTGGATTAAATCATGATGAAGGATTCTGTATTACTCAGCTAAAGAAAATACCGCCACTCACCGAGCCTGAATCAATCCTAGAACAAGACAGCATCCCAGTATAGGAGAATGTAATGCTTACTCTAGCCTCAATACTAGCAATAAGAATTATTCTTGATATGGTGAAATGGTGGTTATTCGATGTGTGATGCACCAGAAAGCACCATAGTCATATTTAGCCTGATTAGCTTATTGGGCGGTATATTTATCGGATGGATATTGTTTAGCAAGCCTAAGCATAGATTGATGGATATTGAGCTGTGAGCAAAATTAGCGAAAGCGCAAAAGGTCAAGATTGCACAGTACGCCTATCTGGTTGGCATGAGCAAAGGTTTACGTTTAGCCCCATTAAGGTTCACAAAAATTGCCTTGCTTGCGGGCGTGATCTCTATTTCCCTCCATCAAAAGCTGATAACAGAAATACCTGTGGCAAGGAATGTAATGCCGTTCTAAATCTAAGAATCAGAAAAGAAAGGGAAAGGAATTGCTTGCATTGCAACGCTACATTTATACCTAGAGCATCGCAATTGAGAGATGGGCAAGGGCTGTATTGCTCAAGCAAATGTTCAACCATTCATATTGGACAGCTTTATACCCCTGAAGCCGTAGTTAAAAGAAGTGCCAATTTAAAACAGGCTATTGCCGATGGCATGTATGTTCCTTTGAGCGGTGAATCCAACCCTTTGTGGATGGGGGGGCCTTCAGCCTATAGAAAGCGCCGCATAGCATCCGGTGCAGCTGCAAAAGCCATTCGTGAATATCGTAAAAATAACCCACACAAGGTAAGGGAGTTCAACCAGCGTCGAAAAAGCAAGTCTGTCGGTCGCCTGCCCAATGGCACGGTTGAAAAGATAGGTAATGCACAAAACTGGAAATGCCCAATATGCACCGTATCAATTAAGGATAAATACCACGTAGATCATGTGCTTCCAGTAGCTAAGGGAGGCAAGCATGTTCCATTAAATATTCAGCTTCTATGCCCTGATTGCAATTTGCGGAAATCAGCAAAAGACCCTATCGATTACATGCAAAGCAGAGGTTTCTTGCTATGACCAAATCTGAACGCCGTTACATGAATAAAGTGGCCTCTATGCATTGCATCCTTTGTTATGCAATGGGGATTATTAACGATGCTCCTGTTCACGTTCACCACCTACGCGAAGGCCAAGGTATGAGCCAGCGAGCTAGTAACTTCTTAACGATTCCCGTATGCCCTGATTGCCACCAAGGGGTAAACGGCATACATGGCAATCGTAGTTACATGAACATAGCCAAGGTAACTGAGCTTGACCTGCTAGCGCTGACTATTGAAAGGATGAATGCGTGACCCCTACGCAACGCAGTTTAAAGCTGCTTCGTGATGAAGGCTGGCGTGTAGCTATTGTAGAACACTGGAATAGCTTTGCGCGTATCAGACAAGATCTATTCGGCATTATTGACCTGCTGTGTGTAAAAGACGGCGTGACTATGGGGGTGCAAACAACTAGCTACAGCAATGTATCTGCTCGCATAAACAAGATGCAGGAGAGTGAGCATATCGGGGCATTGCGTGAGGCTGAATGGGTATTGAGGGTTCACGGCTGGCGCAAAAAACCAAATGGGCGCTGGGAAGCGCGGATAGTGGATATTAGCTGAATTGCTTGCAACAAAAACATATCATTTTTTATTACAAAACGACTGGCCCATGGCGCAGATGAAGCAATAGCCGCAATTAAATTTTATATGAAAGCGCCAGAATGAAACTTAACCCCTATCACTGTACTGTTTGCAAATTACCACGTTCAGGGCATAATCACACTAAATGCAGTAAAATACTGCAACGTGAATA